CGGTCGCACTACCGCCCGGACGCCAGAACATCATGTGGGCGTTCCCGGTGCGCACCCAGCGGCCACCGTTGCCCGCACCGCCGAAGCGTGTTCCGCCGCGTCGCATCGCCGTCGCCCTACCGCCCGGGCTGCAGAACATCCGCTGGGCGTTCCCGGTCAGGACGCAACGCCCACCGCTGCCGGCGCCCCCGAAGCGTGTTCCGCCGCGTCGCATCGCCGTCGCCCTACCGCCCGGGCTGCAGAACATCCGCTGGGCGTTCCCGGTGCGCACCCAGCGTCCTGCGCTGCCCGCACCGGCACGTCGGCTGCCGCCTCGACGTCAGCAGGTCATCTACGTCGCCCCGACGGTCATCCCGGCCGTCATCGCCCCGGCGACGATCACGCAACGCCAGCTGCCGCAGCCCGCACCGGCACGTCGGCTGCCGCCTCGACGTCAGCAGGTCATCTACGTCGCCCCGACGGTCATCCCGGCCGTCATCGCCCCGGCGACGATCACGCAACGCCAGCTGCCGCAGCCGTTGCGCCGGATCCCGCCGCGTCGCATCGCCGTCGCACTCCCCGCCGGCCTACCGGTCGTCCAGTGGGCGCCCCCGGTGCTCACCCTGCGCCCGCAGGTGCGCCGCTACGGCCAGATCCCGCACCGTCGCAACGATCCCCCGATCCCCGGTTCCGTGTCGGCGCCGGCGGTCATTTGGGCGCCGCCGTTCCTGCGTGCCGATGTGCCGTCGTGGGTTGCTCGGGGACGCCCGTGCACGCGCCGGCAACCGGTCCTCACCGGTCAGCAGCCGATGGCGGCGACCTTCCTGCACCGCCGCCCCACCCCGGTCGTCGCCCGGCGTGTCGCGCCGACGATACGCCTCGGGTACCGACCGCTGGTGTGGGTGCCGCCGCCGAGGGTTGCCGACCGTCGCAGCCCGATCCTCGGGCGACGCGGGACGCGCATCCTGTTCGGCTACAGCGCCGCCGCTGGACCGCCGCCGGTGGTCATCTTCGCCCCGGCGACCGCCGGCCGAGGACGACCACGACGGGTCAGCGTCGCCCGACACCCGGTGCCACGTTGGGGGATCGCCCCGTACATCACCCCGGTGCCACCGCCACCGCCGGCACCGACGTCGCTCGGCGAGGTCATCACCTACCCGCAAGGCCCGTTGACGACCATCACCTACCGCAAGCGTGCCCTCGGGCGCGTCTGAACGATCAGCCCCCCGCCGCAGCCCGTCCAGGGCAGCGTGCGGGGGGCTTCTTCGCGTTTTTCGGTTCGCTCTTGACTAAGTTAGGTCACCGTGGGTATGATTCGGTCATGACGAAGCACACCTTTCCCGCCCTCGCGATCGCAGCGCTCGCGATCACCGCCTGCAGCGACACCAGCGCCCGCCACCTGCCAGCATGGGTGACCACGACCGCCACCCCGACCAGCCTCACGCTCACCAACACCGACCACGACAACCCGCACGCCGTGATCGTCGACTGGGCAACCACCTGCACCTCCTTCGGCACCAACGACCCGCTCGACGGCTACAGCAGCGTCCTCAACGGCCCCGGCCACTGGGACATCGAAGTCTTCCTCCCGGCCGGCGCCACGGCAAGGATCACATGCTTGTCGAAGTAGCACCATCCGCGTGGTGGCGGCGCTGCTGGGGCAGACTCCGCCGCGTGGCCACCAACGCCGACCACCAGCGCGCCTGGCGTCAACGCCACGGCGCGCGCGTCGGCCAAGGCCGCGGCCCGGCACCGTCGCCGCCTACAAACGTCATCGGCGCCGCGGCGAACCCGTCGACGAGGCGTGCATGATGGCCTGGAACGACTACCAGCGCGACGCCTACCGTCGCCGCAAGGGGCGGTCGGTCAGATTTCTCGCCGGAGGATCACTTGACAATGTCTTACTTTGGTCACATACTGACCTGCATGAGTCACCCCGAATACGACGGTACCGCTGAGGCCGCCCGCAAGCTGGGAGTGTCGGTGCGGACCGTTCATCGCCTTGTGGCGGCCGGGAAGTTGAAGACGGCGTTGAAGCTGCCTGGTGACACCGGCGCCTACCTGTTCCATCCCCGCGACCTCGACCGGTACCTGAAACGGCACGACTACCAGCGCGACGCCTACCGTCGCCGCAAGGGGGCAGCGTGAGCACCGAAGATGACCTTCCGCGGCTGGCCGACGAGCTGTTCCGCCACCTCGTCATCCTGATCCACCGAGCTGCGCAATACGGCTGCCTCTACGGAGGTGACGACGTGATGGAGACCATCGTCGAGTACGGCGATCTGCGCAAGGAGCAGGGCGTCGACGTCAGCCAGCTGCTACCCGATGCGATCGATCAGGACGAAGGTCTCCCCAGCAGCATCACGTGGCTCGTCGGTGACCTCCAGACCGGCACAATGCACGAGGAAGTTCGACCAGCACACGGCGTGGCACCGAACGACTTCCGACCACTCCGCGAGGTGATCTCGTGATGTCCGCTCAGATCGGTCGCGTCATCGACCTCGCCACCTACCCGTTCCCCAGCCGCCGGCCGGTGTTCAACGGGACCATCCACCCGTCGATGACCGTCGGCTGCATCGACAACCTGGACACCGGGCGCATGCAGATCCCCGTCAACCCGCTCGGCATCTTCCACGAAGTCGACCACGGCAGCGGCTGGGAGCTCCAGCCCGTCGACCGTCCCGAGAGCGAGCGTGTGCCGGTCACCCTGCACCCGACGATCGCACTACTGAACGCGATCCGCGCACGACGCCGCGCGGCCCTCGGCGACGGCGGTGTGGCATGACGCGTCATCTTGGGAAGTTGGCGATGGTCGCGTTTCTGTTGGTGAGTGCGCATGTTGGTGGCCGTCGGATGGATGACGCGATCGCCAGCGATAACGCCAACTGGCAACCGGTCGCGGTGGCCGTGACGGAAACAGGCGGGGGAGAGGTGCAACAGTCCACGGCTTCCCACCTCAACGCCGACACGGCATCCCCCGCCCGGCCGTACAACTCGGCCTCCGCCACGGCCACCGCACTCCACACCACGATCACCGGCCGCTGCACCCAATACGAACCCCTCCTGGCTCAGTTGGCGCCGAAGGGCGGCTGGTCGGTGGTGCGCATGTCCCGCCTCATGTGGCGCGAATCCCGCTGCACCCCCACCGCCATCCACCACAACCGGAACGGCTCGATCGACTCCGGCGCGCTCCAGGTCAACAGCATCACCTACCAGTACCTCCGCAAGTCGCTTGGCGAAAGGGTGGACCGCTGGTCGTTGCAGGACATCACGCAAAACATCCGTGCCGCCGCAGCCCTGTGCACCTACTGGCGCACTGCCGGCCGCAGCTGCTACCGACCCTGGGGCGGCCGCGGATGACCGCCGCACGGCTCACGTCCATCCCGCCCGACGACTGGGCGCGCGTCGCCGAAGCACGCGACGCCACCATCCGACGCGTCACGGTCACTGGAGTACCGTTCGACGAGTTCAAGCAAGCCGCAGCGGTCTGCTACGCGGCGATCAACGAGCCTGCTCCTGCGGTTGTGGTCGCGCCGTCGCCTCTCGTGGCGCTGCTCTGGTCGGCCATGCTGCGCAGCAGCATCGACGGCCAACTCGGCGGCCAGCTCGGCAGCCAGCTCGGCGGCCTCGGCGGCCAGCTCGGCTTCCAGCTCAGCGGCCAGCTCAGCGGCCAGCTCTACGACCAACTCCGCCGGCTCTACGGCCGGCTCGACGCCCAGCTCAGCGCCCAGCTCGGCGCCCAGCTCGGCGCCCAGCTCGACGACCAGCTCTACGGCCAGCTCTACGGCCAGCTCGACGGCCAGCTCAGCGGCCAGCTCAGCGATCAGCTCTACGGCCAACTCGGCGGCCAGCTCGGCGCCCAGCTCGACGACCAGCTCAGCGCCCAGCTCTACGGCCAGCTCGGCGGCCAGCTCGGCGCCCAGCTCAGCGTCCAGCTCAGCGGCCAGCTCTACGGCCAGCTCGGCGGCCAGCTCAGCGCCCAGCTCAGCGCCCAGCTCGGCGCCCAGCTCGGCGGCCAGCTCGGCGGCCAGCTCAACGCCCAGCTCAGCGACCAGCTCGGCGACCAGCTCGGCGACCAGCTCAACGGCCTGCACTGGTCGGGGTGGCGACAGGCGTGGCAAACCCACTGGCTCACCATCAACACGCTCACCGGCATCCAGCCCGCGCCCGCCGATCTCGTGGCCACACTGACCGCCTACCAGACGTTCTGCGTCCCTACGTTCACCATTCCCCTTCGCGGGATTGTGATCGGACTCGGCCCACACGTCGCGGTCGAGTTCGACAACAACCGTCAACTGCACTGCCCAACCGGGCCCGCGTGGGTATGGCCGACCGGCGAAGCCATCTACGCATGGCACGGCACCCGCGTGCCCGAATGGGCGCTCCATCCGACGTTGGAACACATCGGTGCCGAGAAGAACACCGAGATCCGCCGGTGTGCGATCGAAGCGTTCGGTTGGGCCGAGTTCCTCGAAGCGTTGCACGCTGAACCCGTCGACATGGCCGACGATCCCGGCAACCCCGGCCATCAGCTCGCGCTGTACGACATCCCACGCGGCTACCGCGGCTCGATTCGAGTGCGGTTGCTGGTGATGCAGAACGCTTCCCGTGACCGTGACGGCCGCCGCCGCACCTTCGCCGAAACCGTGCCCGTCGACTGCACGACAGCGGTCGACGCCGCGGCATGGCAGTTCAACATCGACCCGACCGTCTACCGCGCGCTCCAGCGTGCCACCTGAAAAGGAACCCCAACCCATGATCCTGTCCGAAGCACTTGCCCGTCACGACATCCAGGTCGCGGACGAACTGCTCGCCACCATCGACGTCCCGGTCCTGTGCGGCCCGCAACGCCAAGGCGACGTGCTCATCATCCCCCGCCCGAAGCTCGGCAAAGCCGAACGGGCCACCATGACCGTCGTCGGCCGTGAAGGTGTCCCGGTGGTGCGCGGCGAAGCGACCGGCAACACCCACCTGCTCGACGCCGTCGAAGGCACCGTCCTGTGGGCACCCGCGACCCCGGTGCCCCGGGATGTACGGCTCGGTGTCCTGCACATCGAACCCGGCGCGGTCGCGCATCTGTTGCACACCGGCGAACACGGTTGCAACGCGATCGGCCCCGGCACCTACGTCCTGCACGGCAAGCGCGAACAAGCCGACGAGATCCGACGAGTCGCGGACTGACGTGATGATCGCCGTCACCGTGTCGCCGTGGCTGCTGTGGCCCACCCTCATCCTTGCCGTCTTGTTCGCTGCCGTGACCGTGAGCGACCTGATCGACCGTTGGGCGCGCCGACGCGCCCGCAAGGAGACCGACGATGGCTGAGGCACGCAGGGACCAGTGGGGCTGCTACAGCGTCGTCCCACCCGACGGCAGCGAGCCGCGCGGCTACACGCGCGTCACGACCGTCGCCAAGACCCTCGACGACGGGGGCGGTCTGATTCCGTGGAAAGCCTGCGCGACGGTCGTCGGCATGCTGCGCCGGCCAGGGCTGCACGCCTCATGGCAGGCGCTCACCGCCGAACACCCGGACCCGTGGTATGCGTCACCGCAGTCGAAGGAACGGGCGAAGAAGCTCGTCGAAGAATGCGCGACCGCCGGCGGGTCCAGCGACCGCGCCGAGGTCGGGACCGCCCTGCATGCGCTCATCGAACAGCAGCTGCGCCACCCTGGCGCCAACCCGCTGCTGCAGCCCGGCATGCAATCCGACATCGACGCCTTCCACGCGACGATCGGCGCGTCGGGGATCACGTTCAACCCGGACCTGATTGAAGCCATCGTCGTCCTCGACGGCCCGCAGGTCGCCGGGACCGCCGACCAGTTGCAGGCGTACGTCCCCGGCATCGGGCACGTCGTCAGCGACCTCAAGACCGGCACCGAGCTCAAGTACTCGTGGCAGGCGATCGCCATCCAGCTCGCCGCCTACGCGCACGCCGACAACGTGTACCAGCAGGGCGACGCCCCCGACGGGTCGCGCGACGAACGGCTGCCGATGCCGACCCTGTCGCAAGAGGTCGGGCTCGTCATCCATCTGCCTGCCGGCGAGGCCCGCTGCGACCTGTACCTGGTCGACCTGGTCGCCGGCTGGGAGGCGTTCGAGATGTCGATGATGACGAGGAAATGGCGCGCGCGCCGCGACATCGCCCGCCAGCACACGTTCGCGCCGGTCCCTGCATTGGCGACCACTGCCCCTTCGTCGGGCAGCGACAGCCCCACGGCATCCGTGCCATCCTCGCAGGGGCCGGCGCAACCTCCGCCCGACTTCGATCTCCCGGTGCCCGTCCCGCCCACGGTGGCACCGGGAAAGGGCGGCGCGCCGGTTGATTCGTCAGCCGATGCCGCGCCGCCCGAGTTCGCCACGCCGCCCGTCAGCGACGACGGCGCGCAGCGCGCATGGGTGCAGGCCAAGGTGCCGCCCGAGGAAGGCGCAGGTGCCGACTTCACGGCCGCCGAGATCGCCTACGCGGCGCTGCTGCCCGACGCTCGGGCATGGATCACCAGGCTGGCCCGCGACGCGATGACCGCGCACGTCAGCTTCCACGCCAAGGACGTCAAGAGCGTGCGCCGCTTCGAGATCCTGCGCGGGCTGCTGCTGCTCGCCGCTTCGAACGACGCTTGCGACGACGAGGTGCTGCGCGCGCTGCTCGAGCACGTCATCGGCGAGCCCGCGCACTTCGCCGCCGTCACCCCAGGGGCGCTCGTCGGCTCCCTGTCGGCCACCGAAGCCGCAGCGTTCGCACAACGCTGCTCGGACTTCGCCGACGGCCGCTACGTCGCCCACATCGTCGGCGACGGACGCTTCTCGCTGCGCCTCGCAGCCTGAACCAACCAAGCAACGAAAGGAACCAGCCCCATGGGCACACCCCTGAGCACGCCCAACGAATCACGACGCTCGCCGGCGATCACCCTCGCCACCATCGGCGAATGGGTCGACGTCGCTGTCGCCAAGCTCGACAAGGTTCCCGCCTACGTGTACGGCACCAACGAACCCGCCATGCGCGCCGACGGCACCCCGAAGACGAAGCTCGTCCTCACCTGCATCGTCGTCCAAGGCACCGGACAGATCAAGGACGGGGAGACCCGTCGCGTCGTCCAGCCCGGTGACCTGGCCACGATCTACATCGACGGCCAGGACTGGTACGACCCGGACCTCGACAAGTCGCGCGACAAGGGCGCGTTCAAGTCGTGGGCCGGCGCGACCACCGACCTGTCGCCCGAAGTCGGCGACGTCGTCCGCTGGATGTACGAAGCCGACCGCCCCGGCAAAGGGGCAGTGCCGCGCAAGCTGCGCCTGTTCAAGATCCGCCGCGCCAAGCCCGAAGAGGCCGCCACCACGGCACGCTGCGAAGAACTGCACCGCAACGGCACCCCGCTCGTCGCCAGCACCGCCGGCGCACCCGCCGACGACTTCGGACCGTTCTGACCCATCGCGCCGAGGACGGGCAACCCCCGCCCGTGTGGCAGTAGGCGGACGACGCGCCGAAGCGCTCGGCGAAGCGTCGTGACAGCTCGGAGAGACGGGCACCTCGTGGTCCAGGGACGATACGCACGGCAGCGAGTCCCCGGTTCGACACCGGGCACGAGGCCCACACAACAACAACAGGGGAGGACCAATGAACATCGCCGACCACATCGAGGCGCTCACCACGCTCCGCAACGACCTCGAACGGCAACTGGACCGGCCCACCTGGATGGAACTCGCCGAATGCCGAGGGCTCGACGCCGAGCTGTTCTACCCGACCAGCGCGCTCCCCGCGCCCCACCGGCCCGGCAGCGAACGCCTGTCGCGCCGAGCCACAGCCATCTGCCGCCGCTGCGAAGTGCAAGCCGAATGCCTCACCTACGCGATCAACAACGAAGAACGCTTCGGCATCTGGGGTGGCGTCACCCCACGAGACCGAATGACCCTCGAACGAAAGGCCAACCGATGAAGTGCTCGTCCTGGGAGGTGGTTGATGTCCCCTGACCATCAGAACCATGTCGCGGACGCGAGGCCCTACTACCAAGACGACGCCGTGACGATCTACCACGGCGACGCGTTGGACATCCTGCCCACCCTGCGTGCCGGTTCGGTTGATGCCGTTATCACTGACCCGCCCTACGGCATCGGTGCGGTTAGTGCTGGCAACATGGCAAGTAAGGCGGGCGGGTGGCAGGACATGATGAACAGCGCTCTTTGGTTCGCTAGCTGGTATCGCGAGGTTGACCGCATCCTGCGTTCATCGGGAGTGTTCTGGACATTCTGCAACTGGCGCTCACTGCCGGTTGTCATGCGCGCCGCACTGGACGCACAGCTGCCGATCACATCGTGCGCCGTATGGGACAAACAGCGGCTCGGTCAGGGCGGCCCCCAGGGGTTGAGGCCGTCCTACGAGATGATCGCTCTCATGTGCCAGCAGGCATACAGCGTCCCTGACCGTGGAATCCCTGACGTGCTGCAATCGAAGGTCGGCTCCGACAAGGTCTCGGGACATCCTGCCGAGAAGCCAGTGAAACTGTTAGCGCGCCTAATTTCGATCTCCGCTTTGCCCCTCGGAGCGTTGATCGTCGATCCGTTCGCTGGGAGTGGAACAACGCTGCGTGCCGCGAAAGATGCCGGTTTCCGTGCTGTCGGCATTGAAGCCGAGGAGCGGTATTGCGAGATGGCCGCTAACCGGTTGGCGCAGGAAGTCCTCGACCTCGGATCGTCTGAGGTGGCCGGATGACTGCCGCGGCTGAGATCCTCGTCAAGTTCGACGTCATCGGCATCCCCATGCCACAAGGGTCGATGAAAGCGTTCAGCGTCGGCGGAAAGGCACGCGTCAAGCCATCCGGCGGGGCAGGTTTCGCCCAATGGCGCAACGCGGTCAGCGAAACCGCACGCCAGCACGCCCCCGACACCCCGCACGACGGGCCGCTGTCGCTCAACATCGTGTTCCGCTTCCCGATGCGCGCCTCACGACCCAAGAAGACGCGCGACGCAGGCTGGGCATGGAAGACCACCGCCCCCGACCTCGACAAGCTCGTCCGCGCCGTCGGCGACGCCCTCACCGCCGCCGCATTCATCGCCGACGACGCACGCTTCGTCAGCATCACAGCCTCCAAGATCGAAACGACCGGCTGGACCGGCGCCTGCATCATGATCCTCGGTGAGGTGACGTCATGAGCGACCTGCAGCTCGTTCCGGTCGACTGGCAGACCGCGTGCGGAATGGTCACCCTGTGGCACCGTCACCACCGCCGACCTGCTGGCTACCTGTGGGCGCACGGTGTGGCCGACGGCGAAACGCTCATCGGTGTCGCCATCGTCGGCCGACCATCGGCACGTCACTTCGATGACGGTCGCACGGTGGAAGTCACCCGCTCAGTCGTCGACGGTACCCCGCACGCGAACTCGATGCTCTATGGCGCCGTCGCACGAGCCGCGTTCGCCAAGGGCTACCGACGCGTCGTCACCTACACGCAGGAAGGCGAATCAGGCTCATCACTCCGCGCGGCAGGTTGGCGCGTTGTCGCCCAGCGTCCTCCGCGTAAGGGCTGGAATGCACCGAGCCGCCCGCGTGAGGATCGCGGTGTGGAGGGCGTCGCCCGGACACTGTGGGAGGCCACCGCATGACCGTCACCTACCTCGTCGGCGACACCCGCGACATCATCGCCACCTGCTCCCCACCGTTCGTCGCGCTCCGCTCCTACCTGCCCGCCGACCACCCGGACAAGCACCGCGAGATCGGCAGCGAACCTGACCCCGCCACGTTCGTCGACACCCTGCTCGCATTGACTGCCGAATGGGGTCGTGTGCTTGCACCCTGGGGCAGCATCGCCATCGAACTCGGCGACACCTACGCCGGCGGTGGCGGTGGCGGTGGCGACTACCTGCCGGGTGGATTTCGCGACGGCCAGCAGCAGTTCGCTGGCAGCACCGCCACCATGCGCGAATCGAACGCAGCCCACTGGCGCGCCAAGAACCAACCGACCGCCGAATGGCCGCGTGCGAAGTCGCTGGCACTCGTCCCCGAGGCCTACCGCCTGTCGCTCGCCTACGGGCGCAACGTCCTCAACGGCCAACCCTCACCGGCCGGCCGGTGGCTCGTCCGCAACGTCATCACCTGGCACCGCCCCAACCCCGGCGTCGGCGCGCTCGGCGACAAGTTCCGGCCGTCCACGTCACAGATCGTTGTCGCCACCCGCCATCCGAAACGCTGGTTCGACCTCACCGCCGTTCGCACCGCCTACGCACCGCTGACCGTCAAGGTCAAGGGCGACGCGTGGGTGCGTGGCGAAACGTCATTTGACAACGGACCCAAGAACACCGAAAGCGGCCAGACCGGCAACCCGATGGCCACCAGCCGCGCCACGCACGCCGGTGCGCCGCCGTTGGACTGTTGGTTCGACGAATGGGACGGCACCCCGGACACGTGGACGATCACCACCCAACCCAGCCGGTTGGCACATTATGCGATGTGGCCCGCCAAGATCGCCGAACGCCTCATCCTGTCCATGTGCCCCCGCGAGGTGTGCGCCCAGTGCGGCGAACCCCGCCGACGCATCGAGTCGGCCGAGTACGTGCCACACGGCGGCGACATCGGCCGCCAACACGCCATGCCTCGCGCCATCGCCGCACAGGGCTCGACGATTCTCGGCGTTGGCGCCTCCTTCAAGCACGGCCGCGCGACCAAGATCCCTACCACCCTCGACTGGACCGATTGCGGCCACGACGCCTACCAGCCCGGGCTGGTGCTCGACCCGTTCGCCGGAACCGGCACCACGCTCGCCGTCGCCGACCTCCACGGCCGCGACGCCATCGGCATCGACATCGACCCCCGCAACCGTGACCTCTACCCGGCGCGGCGTGTGGAGTGTGCGCGCAACCTGTTCGACACCCGCCCCGAACTCCCCGGCCAGGTCTCCCTGTTCGACGAGGCCACCGCATGACGACCCCAGGTTTTGCCGACGTCGCCCGCGCCTACCACGACGCAGGCTGGCACCCGTTCCCGCTCCCACGCGGCGAAAAAAGCCCGCCACCCAGCGGGCTCACCGGGCGCGACGGTAAGGATCCCACCGTCGACGACATCGACTCATGGGCCGCCACCGACGCGCACGCCAACGTCGGGGTACGCATGCCGGTCGGGGTGATCGGCATCGACGTCGACCACTACGACGACAAGCACGGGGCCGACGAACTACACGCCCTCCAGCTCGAACACGGGACGCTCCCCGACACGTGGTCGAGCACCAGCCGCGGCAGTCAGCAGCCGTCGCGCATCAGCTTCTACCGCATCCCTGACAACGTCGAGTTCCCCGGCAACATCGCCGCCGGCATCGACGTCATCCAACGCCACCACCGCTTCGCCGTCGTCGCCCCCTCCACACGCCGCGACACCAACGGGCGTTACCGCTGGTACCAGCCCGACGGCGAGATGTCGCGGCGCCCACCGCGTGTCGACGAACTCGCCTGGCTGCCACAACCATGGATCGACGCGCTCGCCCTGCAGCCACCCGCACCGCCGACACCGCTCGGCAACCCGGCACCACCGCCCAGGGCGTCGCTCAACGACGACTCGATCGCCGAACACATCAACCGCCAGCACGACTGGCACAGCACCCTCCACGCCGACGGCTGGCACCTGCACCACCAGCACGGCGACGACAGCCACTGGACACGCAGCGGCAAAGACCCGCGCAGCGGCACCAGCGCCGTCCTCCACGAACCCGACGGCCCGTTCGTCGTCTTCACCACCTCCGTGCCCGAACTGCAACAGCCGTGGGCGTCCAGCGCCGACCGCAGCTCGTGGTCCTACTCGATGTTCGGGTACATCGCCGCCACACGCCACCGCGGCGACCGCAGCGCCTGCGCACGCTCGGCACGACAGGAACTGAACGGTGCGCTGCGGCCGGCACGGTTCAGCGAGCCCGTGGTGCCCGCATGCCCGTGCTGCGGGTCGACGAACATCAGAGAGGCGTCATGACGTGGTACTACGTGCCCTCCACCTCTGCTCCGGCTACGGAGGATTCGAGCTTGCCCTGCGCGGCGTCGCCCGAACCGTGGCTCACGTTGAGCGGGATGCCTACGCAGCGGCCACTCTCGTGGCGCGGATGGCAGAGGCGCGGCTGGATCAGGCTCCTATCTGGTCTGACCTCACCACCTTCGACGGTCGCCCATGGGGCGGCCGCGTGGATCTCATCACTGCCGGTTTCCCCTGCCAACCGTTCAGCATCGCCGGCCAACGACGCGGCCTCGACGACGACCGATGGTTGTGGCCTGACATTGCCCGCATCATCGGTGAGGTACGACCCCGGTTCGTGTTCCTGGAGAACGTTCCCGGCCTTGTTCGAGCAGGACTACCCGCTGTCCTCGATGACCTTGCCCGCCTCGGGTTCGATGCGGAATGGGGTCTGTTCTCTGCGGCCGCCGTTGGAGCCCCTCACCGCCGAGACCGCTGGTGGTGTGTGGGGCACGCCCACAGCACGCGACGACCAGAAAACACCCCAAGCGCACATGGCGATGAAAGCCCGCATGGGCCGCAGCACGGCGACATCGCTGACGGTGCAGGTGAAGATGTGGTCGCGCAGCGCCGATTCGTCGCGGCAGTCGCCCGACCTGCGCGACGAGGTGAGCCGATGGGCTACCGCTTCCCACCATCACCGGACGACCGTGCCGGATGGGAACGATGGGTCGCCGCGGGTGGACCTGAACCCGGAGTTCGTCGCGTCGCTCATGGGGCTCCCGAGTGGCTGGCTGACGCCCTCCGTCTCGGCGGCAACGGCCTCGTCCCCCAAGCCGCCCGCGCAGCATGGGACCAACTCGTGAAACGGCTGAACCGATGATCGCACTGCGGATCCATGAACACGAAAGAGTCGACATGAAGCCGTACTACCACGACAAGCTCGTGACGATTTACCACGGCGACTGCCGCGACCTGGATGTCATAGCTCCCAACAGCGTAGATTTCCTGTTGACAGATCCCCCCTACGGAATGGCATTCGTGAGCGGTTGGACCGCAGCGAAACAGACCGTCAAGAACGATGGGGTCCGTCAAGGGGTCAGGGTCGTGCGCGGGGCGCTGAACCACCTCGCTTACACCTTCCACGAGGACATGCACGCAGCGGTGTTCTGCCACTGGGAAAGCTGGCCGGATTTCTACGACAATCTTTGTCACCTCTTCACCATTCGCAATGCCCTCATCTGGAATAAGGGCGGCGGCGGCATGGGCGACCTTCGTCACGAGTACGCGAAAGACTACGAAGTCATCCTGTACGGCGCACGCAGCAGAGGGCGAGAGATGGCCGGCAAGCGCACAGGCGCGGTTATTAGTGGCCACAAGCGCGTGCCCCCAACACAGCGCCACCTGCCGTTTGAAAAGCCCGTATCGCTTCTTGCGGAGATGATTGAGCGGCATGCGCCGAAAGCTGGGTTAGTGCTTGACCCGTTCATGGGTAGCGGTTCAACTCTTGTAGCCGCGAAGATGATGGGCCGCAAGGCGATCGGCATCGAACTGGACGAGCGCTATTGCGAGATCGCGGCCTCACGACTCTCGCAAAGCACACTCGACCTGTTCAGCGAGGCAACATGACCGCCCTGGAATGCCTGGACTGCGGCCACCACTGGACTGACCAGCAGCCCACCAGCGCCCCGCAGGTGATCGTCAACGGGCGCCAGCACGTCGACGTCGTCCAGGACGCCACCGACGCCCTCGTCAACGCCAACGACCCGCCGACACTGTTCGTGCGCGCCGGGCAGCTCACACGCCTGCGCGAAGACGAGCTTGCTCGCCCGATCATCGAAACCACACGCTCCGAACACGTGCGCATGCTGCTCGCCCAAGCCGGCACCTGGTGGCGCGCACTCAAGGACGGCGGGCTCAGCGCCACCGGGCCACCCGTCGACGTCGCCGTCAGCGTCCTCGCCGCCGGCAAATGGAACATGCCCGCCCTCGCCGGCGTCGTCGAACTCCCGGTCCTGCGCCCCGACGGCACCTTCCACACCGGCCACGGCTACGACCCGGCCACCAAGCTCTACCACTGGCACCGCGGCCCCGAGTACCCGCCGATCCCCGACCAGCCGACCGGCGAACAGCTGGCGAGCGCCGTCGCGCTCATCAACGAGCTGTTCTGCGACTTCCCGTGGGACACCACCGCCGACCGCGCGAACGCCTGGGCGCTCCTGCTCACCCCGCTCGTGCGCGCCATCGTCGGACAGGTTCCGATGGCGCTCATCGACGCCCCTGAGCCCGGCACCGGCAAAGGCCTCCTCGTCAAAGCCTGCTCGATCGTCACCACCGGCCGCGGCGCCGCCCTCATGGCCTGGCCGTCCAGCGACGAAGAACTTGAGAAGAAGGTCACCGCGATGTTGATGGCCGGGCACACCGTCGTCGTTTTCGACAACGTCGACGGAGTCATCCGCTCCGCCACCCTCGCCGCCGTCCTCACCGCCGACACGTGGCAAGGACGAGTCCTCGGGCGTTCCGAAGTCACCACCGTCCCCAACCGTGCCACCTGGGCAGCCACCGGCAACAACATCGACGTCGGCGGCGACCTCGCACGACGCTGCTACCGCATCCGTCTCGACGCGCGCACCGCCCAACCGTGGCTGCGCGCCAACTTCCGCCACCCTGACCTCGAACGCTGGACCAACGAACAACGCAGCCAGCTGCTCGGGGCGCTGTGCACCATCGTGCGCAGCTGGTGGAACGCCGGGCAACCCAAAGCCGAGCTGCTGCCCGCGATGGGCGGCTACAGCCAATGGGTGCGTGTCGTCGGCGGCATCCTGCACCACGCCGGCATCGACGGGTTCCTCGACAACCTCGCCGACTTCCACGCCACCGCCGACCGCGAAGCCGGCGCATGGGAAGGCTTCCTCACCGCCTGGAGCGGCAGCCTCCAAGACCGCTCCGTCACCGTCGCCGAGCTCATCTCGCACATGGGCGATCACTACGGGATGACGCTGCGCGACGCCCTCCCCGACGAGCTTGCCGGCGAATTCGACCGCCCACAGTTCTCCAAGAGGCTCGGCATGGCGCTGCGCAAACGGGTCGGCAGACACTACGGACCGGACGGGTTGCACCTCGTCGAGATGCCCCGCGACCGGCGTCGCGTCGCCATCTTCACCGTCGCCGAACGGGCGAACAGCCCTCTGACCGCGGGACCTGCCGCGGGACCTGGCGAGGTCCCGCGCGGCGTCAACTCGCTGACCTGCGGTGATGCATTGCAAGCGCGGGACCGCGGGACCACTTCTACTCATCTCGCGGGTGAGAAAAATGAAGAAGAATTTTTGGGTAGCAGCGGCTGGGATCGGTCCCGCGTTTCCCGCGGTCCCGCGGTTGACGACGACACACCAATCGTTGCCCCCGACGAGCCGTCAAGGTCCCGCGGTCCCGCGGTCGACTTCGACGACGACTTCCTGTTCGGAACCACCAACCCTGAAAGGCCCTCCACGTGACCACCCAGCAGGCCCGTCTCCTTGCCGTCATCGTCCACGACGCCCACCTGGTGAACGATCTCACGATCCAAGCGGTCGCGGCGATGAAGAACGCACGCAACGGCTACCCCACTCACGTCCTCGGCGCCAACCCCGACACCCCCGCCTCACGCCGTTTCGACCCGGACGCGGACGTGCAACTCACCCAACCCGAACGCCTCGCCATCACCCGCGACCGCGCCGCACACGACCTGCGCACCTACCGGCGCGCCCTCGAGCAGTCGTACCACCAGCTCACCCTCGCCGCATCCATCGCCGCCCGCTGGACGACCCCTGCGCCCGAACTCGACGATGACGGCCAAGTCCTGCCCGTCCGCCGGCGCGTCTCACCCGACGACCACGTGTGGTGCGACAACCACCTGCGCCACGGGCACCTCGTCACCCGGGCCCCGAAAGGCGTCATGTGCGACTGGTGCGCCCAGTTCCGCTCCAAGTACGACCAGCTGCCGTCGAAACGCATCCTCGACTACCGCGTCGCCAACGGGGGCAGCATCGACCGACGGCACATCCTGCGCATCCTCGCCGCCGAACGCAACGAAGCGAAACAGCGCCGAGCGAAAGGCGACGTGGCGTGATGCGCCGATCGAAGATCACCGACCGCGAACGCCAGCTCGCCGACGAGCTCGCCGACGCACGCGAACTCGCACTCGTGCTCGCCGGCGTCCTGCGCCGCTGCAAAGCACCCAGCGTCAACGTCGGGCATCTGCGCGAAACCGTGCTGCTCGCCCACGACGGATACCGTGACAAGTACACCCGAGAAGCCGAGAGGATCCTGAAGTCAGCAGGCCCCGACTTCACCTACCGCTTCGGCCCCCACGAGTCGTTGGTGTACGAGGTTCCGCGGGGCAGTGGCATCTCCGGGCATGTCGACGAGGATGCTTGACACGCGCGACCGGGGCTGCCATGCTTCTGGTGAATCCGTATCGTTCCCCGCAGACTGCGAGGTAGAGCGATGCCACGCAAGCCCGTCCCACGCTGCAGCACACCCGGCTGCCCGCACCTGCGCCCGTGCCCGACACACGCACGGCCTCGAGTGCGAGTGCCACACCAGCGGACCACGGCACAGCGTGGCTACACCAGCGCCTATCGGGTGCAGCGTGCGAGAGTCCTCGCCAACCATCCCGAGTGCGCATGGTGTGGGGCGCTGGCGACGAGCGTCGACCACGTCCCACCGCTGCGCACCGTCGACGATCCGTCGCTGTGGGCCGGGCTGCTCGTTCCATCGTGTGCCTCGTGCCAGAACCGTCACATTCCGGAGCGGGATGGGGCTTGATACGACCCCTGTCCGTTTTTTCTCACTCTGCGTAGGGGCATGACCCGTCAGAGTCGAAGCGCGTTCAGCGTCTCACAATCGTAGGGATCGCTACAACTCGCGCAGCGTAGCGCCGGGTTCACGCTCGGTGGGAATTGGGACGGTGCGTGGCCGCGTTGAGCAACGAAGGAGGCCAGCGATGGCACGTCCGGCGCGCCCGGCAGCGTTGAAGATCATCGAGGGTCGCGGCCACGGGCGCGACAGCGGTGGTCGGTTGGTGAAGAAGCCGCCGTCGTTCGTCCGGTTGCCGCCGTCGCCGCCGGAGTGGTTGAGCGGTGACGCGCTCGACGAGTGGAAGCGGGTTTTGCCGGAGTTGATGCGGCTCGATCTGACGAAGGAGCTCGACGGCTCGTCGCTGGCGACGTACTGCGAGACGTTCGCCGTGTTCAAGGCGGCGTCGCTGGATGTGCAGCAGCGTGGCGTGACGGTGGAGAAGGTGTCGAAGGATGGCGTGTCGACGGTGGCGAATCCGTCGGTGCGGGTGATGTTGACGGCGTCGTCGCTGTTGCGGGCCTGGGCGTCCGAGTTCGGGTTCTCGCCGGCTGCCGAGCAGAAGGTGTCGAAGGCGGCGTCGGGTGAGTCCGGGGAGGACAGCGACAACCCGTTCGGGTGAGGTGGGCGATGGCCGGCAAGAAGAGCGTCCCCGCCGATCTGTCGGCGTTGAAGATCTCGCCCGAGGTCGCCTGGTACATGGAGTCGCGCGGCATCCCGCTGCCGGACTGCCCGCCGCGGTTCAAGACGCCGGAGCCGTCGAAGGTGAAAGGCGCCCGGTTCGACCCGGATCGGGTGGATTGGGTGATGACCGCGTTCGCCCATCTACGCCACACGCAAGGTCGTTGGGCCGGGATGCCGTTGAAGCCGGATCCGTGGCAGGTGGCGTACATCTTGGCGCCGGTGTTCGGCTGGGTGCACCCCGATCCTGACAACCCGGAGCAGCTGGTGCGGGTCATCCGCAAGCTGTTCGTCGAGGTGCCGCGCAAGAACGGCAAGTCGACGCTGCTCGGCGGAATCGGTCTGTACCTGACGGGTGCGGACGGCGAGGCGGGCGCGCAGGTGCTGGTCGCGGCGACGACGAAGGATCAGGCTGGCTTCGTGTTCAAGCCGATCAAGACGCTGGTGGAGAAGTCGCCGGGCCTGAAGGGCAACTTCCGGGCGGTCGGGATGAACATCCACCACCCGAAGTCGGGCAGCTACATGCAGGCGATCTCGTCGGTGTCCGACGCGCAGCACGGTGCGAACATCCACGGGGCGATCCTCGATGAGCTCCACGTGTACAAGACGTCGGACATGGTCGACGTGCTGGAGACGGGCACCGGGTCGCGTGCGCAGCCGTTGATCGCAATCATCACCACCGCCGACGAGAACCGTCAGGGCTCGGTGTACGACGCGCGCCGGGTGAAGATCGAGCAGTTGTCGGCCGGCACGATCCGCGAGCCGGACCAGTACGGCGTCGTGTGGTGCGCGGACCGCGACGACGACCCGTTCGTCGAGGAGACGTGGCGCAAGGCGAACCCGGGCTTCGGTGTGTCGCCGACGCGGGCCTACATGCGGTCGGCGTCGCAGGCGGCGCAGAACAGCCCTGCGGAGCTGGCGAAGTTCATGCGTTTGCATCTCGGGGTGCGCATCTCGGACGTGGTGAAGTGGCTGCCGCTCGGGCGCTGGGATGCGACGGGGCAGCTGGTGGGGGACGCCGAGTGGCGTGGCTTGACGGTGTTCGGCGGTCTCGACTTGTCGACGGCGTCGGACTTCACGGCGTTCGCGTTGCGTGGCGCCGACATGGCGCACGTGCTGTGCTGGGTGCCGGAGGAGAACGTGAACGCGCTGGCGCGCCAGACGGGCGCCCCGTTGCGCCGCTGGCACGACATGGGCTGGCTGCGGTTCACGGAGGGCAACGTGGTCGACTACGCCCGGGTGCGTGCCGACATCGAGGCCGAGGTGGATCGGCTCGAGTGTGTGGTGCAGTCGATCGGTTACGACCCGTGGAACGCGTCGGAGACGGTGCAGAAGTTGGCCGACGCCGGGTTCCAGATGGTGCCGATCACGCAGGGCTACTCGAACCTGTCGGCGCCGGCGAAGTCGCTGGAGCGGCTGGTGCTCGGGTCGACGCCGGCGGCGCCGCTGTTGCGCACGAACGGCAACCCGGTGCTGCGCTGGATGGCCGACTGTGTCGAGGTGCGCCAGGACGACAACGGGAACATCAAGCCGGTGAAGCCGGATCGTGTGAAGTCGGCGAAGCGCATCGACGGCATCGTGGCGCTGATCATGGCCGAGCGCGAGTTGATCGCCGGTCTGGCCGAGGAGTCGTCGCCGGTGGACGAGTTCTTCGCCGCCGTGGCCGCTCGCCGGTCCGCCGATTCCACCTGACACCCTGAAGGAGGGGCGCGTGGGTATCTTCCGTCGCACCGCTCCGCCGGCGCCGAATGTGGACGAGATCGCCGATCAGGTCGTCGAGAAGATTAAGGCGGTGCTGCCGGCGGCGATGCCGACGTCACCGGCGGTCGCTGCGCCGGACCCGGCGCGCGATCAGGCGTTCGTGACGCAGATGTTCGCCCCCGGTGTGCCGTTGCGGCCGGTGGCGCTCGATCCGCGCGACCCGCAGACCGGGATCATCGACCCTCGCCGGTCGGAGTTCGCGGCGACGGTGAACATGCAGGTCAACTCGTCGCGTGGGCTGGTGCCGTTCACCATGCTGCGCGACGTGGCCGATAAGGTCGAGGTGATCCGACGGTGCATCGAGGTGCGCAAGGCGCAGATCCTCGGCTACGACTGGGACATTACGGTCGATCCTGCGGCGACACTGCAGGTGATGCGCGACCAGGGCATCTCGGCGCCGGGTGCGGCGGCGAAGGTGGTGCGCGAGCAGCTGGAGCCGGAGATCGTGCGGCTGCGCGAGTGGTGGTCGAAGCCGGACCGGTTGAACGGGCTGGACTTCACGACCTGGCTCGGGATGCTGCTCGAGGAGCAGCTGGTGGTCGACGCCTTGTCGATCTGGCCGCGCCGCACCCTCGGTGGTGAGACGGTCGGCTTCGAGATCCTGGACGGCGCGACGATTAAGCCGCTGCTGGACTTCCGTGGGAACCGTCCTGCGGCGCCGGCACCGGCGTTCCAGCAGGTGCTGTACGGCTTCCCGCGTGGCGAGTTTACGGCGGATGCCGACGACGACGAGGTGACGAACCTGACGGCCGGCCAGCTGGTCTACCGTCCGCGCCATCGGCGCTCGTGGACTCCGTACGGGAACCCGGAGGTGGAGCAGGCGCTGGCCGCGGCGGACATCTACTTGAAGCGTCAGGCGTGGATCCGTAGCGAGTTCATCGACGGGCGCACGCCGGATCAGGTGTGGAAGGTGCCGGAGACGTCGAAGTTCACGCCGTCGCAACTGCTCGAGTATGAGCAGGCGATTAACGCCGAGTATGCCGATCCGCGTCTGCGCCGCGCGATCCGTCTGACGCCGCCCGGCGTCGAGCCGGACCAGCTGCGCAACTTCGCCGAGCTCTACAAGCCGGAGCTCGACGAGTACCTGATCAAGCTCATCTGTTCGTGCTTCGACGTGATGCCCACCGAGATCGGCTTCCCGCCGTCGTCGGGCATCGGCGGCAAGGGCCACCAGGAAGGCGAGGCGAACAGCGCGTGGCGCAAGGCGACGCGCCCGACGTGCCGTTGGGCGGAGTCGATCTGCACCGACCTGTCCCGCCAGTTCCTGCGCATGCCCGCCGGGTTGCGGTTCACGCTGCTCGGCTACCAGATCGAGGACCAGGTCGACGCGGAGACGGTGGCGAACAGCCAGATCCGTCGCGCCGGGCTGACGGTGAACGAGGACCGTGGCATGCGCGGCATGCCGCTGCTCGAGTTCCCCGAGGCCGACGAGGTCATGATGATGACGCCGTCGGGCATGGTGTTCCTGCGGGGCGCGATGGAAGGTCCGACGACCGACAGCGTGCCGGCGCCCGGCGAGGCCCCGGTCGAACCGCATGCCACCCCGGTGTCAGCCGTCGCTGACGCGCCGGTGCCGGAGGATGGCGCGCCGATCGCCGACAACGCGCCGGTACCGGACGGCTTCGTCCGTGTCGCCGGGCATCTGCGGGCGAAGCCGTCGAAGGGCGGCGACGAGGCGGCGAAGTTCCTGAAGTTCGCGACGGCGCGGCAGGGCCGCTCGTGGCGTGACTTCACGTTCGAGCAGCTGCCCGCCACGCTCGGTGACGAGTTGAACCGTCTCGGTCGCCTCGGCGACCTGGATGCGGCCAAGGCGCTGGTCGGCGACCTGGGAAAAGCCCGGGCCCGGCGAGTGAGCCGGGCGACCAAGGCCACGCTCACCGCCCGTCACGGGCGCGCGCTGCAGTCGAGCGTCGCGAACCTGTTCCCGTCGGCCGCTGACCTGGTCGACGGGTGGATCGCCCGCGACAATGCCACCAAGAGTGCCGGGACGTCCGCTGCGCGTGCGTTCGTGGCGGAGCAGATCGACATCGAGGACGACGACGTCTTCGATGACGTCGACGACGACCTCGGCGACATGCTCGCCGACGGTCACAACGCCGCATTCGGTGCCGCCACCGGCTCCGACTGGGACGACGAGGACGACGACGACGATTCTCCCGATCGTTCTCGTCTCTCGTCGCTGCTCGACTCGGTCCCCGGATTGCGCACGGCACTGATCGGGGGCGCGACGGCGGCGATCGCCGGCGCACTGCTCTCCGACGACCCGCAAGCCGCCGTCCAGGCGGCGCTCGACGACACCGACCGGTACGAGACGTTCGCCAGCGTGCAGCTGACCACCGCGTACACCGCCGGAACCCTCGACGGCGCCGACGCCGCCGGCTCGCGCTACGTGCAACTGGTCGCCAGTGCCGACGAGTGCGACTTCTGCGCCGGGTACGACGGCCGAATCATGGCCGTCGACGACACCGACGGCATGCCGCCCTTGCACAACGGGTGCCAGTGCGACATCGAACCCCTCACCTGAACCCCTGGAGGGCACCTTCATGGACCTCATCCACGCCTTCGCGCCCATCGTCAAGACCGAGAAGGCCGACGACGGCTCGATCCTCGTGTACGGCATGGCGACCGGCCCGCAGTTGGACCTCGACGGCCAGATCTGCGACCCCGACTGGCTGAAGTCGGCGATGCCGGCCTGGTTCGAGTCGGGTGCCAACGTGCGCGAGATGCACCAGCCGTCCGCGGTCGGTGTCGGCACCGAGCTCGAGCAGATGGGCGACGACCACTGGCTGACGTCGAAGGTCGTCGATCCGAACGCCGTGCTCAAGGTCGACACCGGCGTCTACCAGGGCTACTCGATCGGCATCAAGGCACCGAAGGTCGTCAAGGACGCGAGCGCCCCGAACGGGCGCATCATCGGCGGGAAGATCATCGAGGTGTCGCTGGTCGACCGCCCGTGCAACGAGTCGGCGAAGCTGGTGTTGGCGAAGCTGGCCGGCGACACGCTCGTGCAGACCGAGGACGACCTGCACAAGGACGCCGAGGCCGAAGAGGTCGACTGGCTGCAGGCGGCACGTGACGCGCTCGCCAACTGGCTCGCCAATGAGGCCGCTGAGGTCGCCGCCGGTACCGGCGGCACGTACGTCGTGCAGTTGCTCGCCAATCTCCTCGCCGACCTCGACTGGGCGGCGCAGGTCGACGCCGCCGACGACGTCAGCGCGGCGATGGACGCCCTCAAGACCGCCCTCATCAGCCCCCGCCAGGAGGAGCCCGTGGACCTCACCCAGATCACCAGCGTCGTCAAGGCGGCAACCGCCGACGACGCCCCCGACGCCGCGAAGGCCGACCTCGCCGAACTCACCAAGACGCTCGGCGTGGACGACCTGCGCGCCAAGTTGACCGAGGCGGAACAGCTGCTCGCTGACGCCCGGTCCGAGATCGACACCGCCAAGGCAGAGACGACCGCCGTGAAGGAGCAGATCGATCTGCTCACGGCCGAGGTCGTGAAGGTCAAGGACACGGTCGTCGAGGTGGGCGCGCCCGCGCGCCTGCGACCCGCCGTCGCCGCACAGAGCGCGGCACGACGTGACGAGCTGACGAGCAAGGCCGCGCACTACCGACGGATGTCCGCCCAGGTCACCGATCGGAACGAGGCGTCCGCCTACCTGAAGCTCGCCGATGAGGCGCTCGCCGAACTGGCGACCCTCTGACCTTCACGACACCCCCCATCACCTGCAAAGGACCATCATGACCATCACCGCATCGACCCTGTTCCCGGGTCTGCCGGAGGTCGAGCGTGCCCGCCGCTTCGAGGAGTACAAGGACGCCCTCGACAAGTCTGCGCTCGTCCGCAACGCCCGCATGAACGCCGAGATGGCGTTCGATCAGGCCACCGCCACGTGGACCGCCGGTCGCGACGCCGTGAAGACGGCCGCCGTCCAGGAGATCACGAAGACGGTGGGCGCCGACACGCTCGTCAGCTTGCGCGACTCGCTGTCGAAGATCGACGCCGACCTGACGAAGGACATCTCGATCACCAGCCCGCTGTCGACCGGTCTCGTGCCGTACGACCTCGAGGCCCCGGCGAAGTTCCTCATCCCGGCCTACACGCCGGTCCGCAACCGCACCCCGCGCGTCAAGGGTCAGGGTCTCACCCGGCGCATCAAGCAGATCACCGGCATCAGCAACTCCGGCACCGGCGGCGTCGCCCGCCTGTCGCCGTTCCTGGCCGACACGACGACCGACACGTTCGCCGGTCTGACGCTGCAGCGCCCGAAGAAGATCAGCTACAACGCGGCCGACGTCACGTTCAACTACAAGCAGGGCGGTCTGTCCGATAGCGTGCTGTGGTCGGCGGAGTTCGCCGGTCAGGGCTTCCAGGATCCTCGCCAGCTGTCGCAGACGTCGCTGCTGCTCGCGTCGATGCTCGCCGAAGAACTGGCGTTGATCGGCGGTCGCGGTACCGACGCCGGCGTCTACCTGGGCGCCCCGAGCGCGCCGACGGTCGGCAACTTCACCGGCACCGTCCGCACCGCCAACACCGGTGAGGTCGGCAACACGGCGAACATCGCCAGCCTCACGTTTAAGATCGCCTGGGAAGGCATCTTCGGCACGTCGGCTGCGTCGGCTGCGTCGTCGGCGATCACCGGCATGTCGGCTGCGACCGGCAAGGTCGTGGACATCACCGTGACCGCCGGTTCGGTCCCGGCTGGCGTGACCGGCTACGTGGTGTACGCGTCGATCGACGCCACGAACTACTACCAGTACGGTCGCAGCGCCGTGTTCTCCGGCACCAGCGGCTTCGCCAGCGGCTACACGCAGGCCGGGTTCACCCTGCAGTTCACCGGTGGCGGCACCGGCGGTGCGATCATCACCGGCACGACCGCACCCGGTGCGGACACGACGTCGTCGGCGAACGCCTACGACGGTCTGCTCACCGTGCAGCTGGACCCGGCACGCTCGGGCGGCATCCTGAACGTGAGCCCGCTCGGCGGCGCCGCGCAGGGTTTCTCGACGTCGAACCCAGGTGTCGAGTTCCAGAACCTGTTCGCCGCGCTGTACGTCGGCGGCGTCAACAACGTGACCGGCACCATCACCGGCGGTTCGGGCGTGAAGGCCCGTCCGAACGTGGTGTGGCTGCACGCGCTGGACCGCAAGCAGCTGTCGGACGCCCTCAAGATCGGCGCGTCGACGAACCCGGCGTTCATCTACACCAGCCAGGCGGGGACGGCGCTCAACCCGAACGACCCCAGCTACAAGCTGGGCGGCATGGTGTCGGGCATCTACAACGAGCTGACCGGCGACCTGCTGGACATCAACGTCCACCCGTACTTCAACCAGGGCGTCGCGCTGGTGATGTCGGAGCAGCTGCCGATCCCGAACAGCGAGGTGTCGAACACCACGTACGTCGCTGGTCCGCAGGACTACATGGCGATCAACTGGCCGGTGATCTCGAACACGTACGACGTGTCGACCTACTGGTTCAACGCGCTGATCCACGCCGCCCCGATGTTCTCGGGTGCGCTCATGGGCATCGCCCCGCGCTGATCCTGACCAGCTGCTGACGTAGGCCAGCACCACCCGACCTCACGCGGGTGGTGCTGGCCGCGCGTCCTCATCGAAGGAGTACCCCTGTGAAGGTGTGCGTTCCGCAGGCGGCGATCGCCGGCATCGACCACGGTGGCCGGCGCTACATCGCCAAGGACGGCATCCTCGACGTGCCGTCGCACGTCGCCCGAGATCTCGTGAAGCACGACGAGTGCTTTTATCCCGCGAACCAGCCGCGTGGCGCCGAAGGCTTCATCTGCCAGGCGTGCGGCTTTCACGGTTTCTTCCGCACATGCGGTCGCTGCGGGGGCGCCTGCGAGCGCCCCGCCATCCCCAAGGAGCATCAACATGCCCAAGAACGCTGACACCCCTGACGCCGTCGACGAGGTCGTCGAGGAGGCTGCGCCGGCTCCGGCGTTGCCGCAGGACTACCCGCTGGGCCGCTTTGTCGGCTTCGGCGTCGAGGAGTGCGTGGTCGGTGACCTCGGCACCTTCAAGGTCGACCCGGAGACCGGCGTCATCCTCGCCGCGGCCTGATCGCCGCATCCCGTGCACTGAAGGGGGTGACCCGTGGGCGCCTACTTGACCGCAACCGAGTTCCGTAACGCACCCACCGGCGCCGACACCCTGAACCTCGTGTACGGGAACGCGAACGCCAACGCGCAGACCGCCGAGCTCGTCAACGTCATCGCTCGCGCGAGCGGCTGGATCGACAACCAGTGCAACCAGCCGCTCGTCGCCGCGCAGCACACGCAGATCCTCTCCAGCTACGTGCCGCCAGCGACGAACCTGCTCTCGCTGCACCCCGACATCGGGCCGCTGAACCAGCTGGTATCGCTCAAGGTCGGCACCGAAGCGTCCGACCTGTCGCTCGTCGACATCTCGGGCGCCTGGATCGAACGCGGCCAGTTCCAGGTGCCGGTCTACTGGCAGGGCAACGTCGTCGTACAACCGACGTACGTGTCCGGCTGGGGCAACACCACGCTCACCGGTTCGACCACCGCCGGTGCCACGTCGTTGCCGGTCGCGGACGTCACCGGGTTCTCCCCCTCCCTGGGCGCGTTCGCGATCGGCAGCCAACTGACGATCTACGACGCCGACAAGACGGAGACGGTGACGCTCACCGGTGTGTCCGGCTCGAACGTCACCTGCAGCGCCACCGTCAACGCGCACACCGCCGGCGCCTGCGTGTCGATGCTGCCCGGCGACATCAAGCAGGTGGCGATCATGGTGACGAACGCGTTCCTGCGCGGCACCCCGGTCGGCTCCGGCGCGCTCGTCATGGCGACCAGCGCGCCGACCGACCTGCCGTTGCCCGGCAGCTTCGATCCGACGGTGCGGTCGCAACTGTCGCTCGCCGCCAGCATCCTGTCCGCTTACGAGCGTGTCCGATGAGCCGGGCGACGGTACGCGCCGGGATCGCTGCGTACCTGGCGCCACCCGCGGTCACCGGCATCAACACGGTCTACACCAGCTACCCGAAGATCATCCCCGCTGCGGCGTTCTTCGCCAGCAGCGCCATCGGTGCCGGCGGCGGCGCGGCGCTCGTCGTCCACATCGTCGCCAGCCCTGAGATGCGCAAGACGTCCCCGGCGGTCGCCGGCGGATGGAAGCGCGTCGACCACGAGGTCGAACTGAACCTGTTTCACCGCTGGGTCGCCCCATCGCAGACCGTCGGCGGTGACGCCATGATCGACGCGATGGCGAACTTCGACGCCGTCATCGACGCGTTGAAGGTGAAGATCCGCGCCGACCCGACGTGCGGTGGCGCGCTGTGGCAGTGGGGGCAGGAGATCGACGGGCGTTTCGGCGACCCGGACCTGACCGCGAACGGCGTCGAAACCTGGGGTGCGCTCACGCTCACCGCCAGCGAATGGTTCCAAGCCTGAGGAGGCTCCGACATGGGCAGCTACCAGTTCACCGGCATCGACACCGAGGTGTTCCCGTCGATCGTCACCGCGACCGGGTCGCTCGTCTGCAACCCGGGCGACGTCGTCGACCTCGACGGGTTCGACGTCGACCACCCGCGCCTGCAGCCCGTGCAGCAGCTGTCGCCGGACGCCATCACCGCCACGTACGTCAACGACGAACCCACCGTCGATCAGCCCGCTGAGGAGCCGCAGCCGTGACCGCGAACCCCACCAACCTGTCCTTCCTTGGCATCGCCAAGGAGACCACGAAGGGCACCGCTGCCGCCGCCACCGACTTCATCCCGGTGAAGAGCATCGACCCGTCCGACACGATCATGTACTTCGAGGACACCGGCATGCGCGGCGCGATGGTCGACATCTACAACGAGGTCGCCGGTCCGGCGTCCGCGTCGTTCGACCTCGCCGGCGACGTGTTCCCCGACACGATCGGTTACCCGATCGCTGGCATCATGGGCGACGTCAGCACCAGCGGCATCGGTCCGTTCACGCACGCCATCGGTGTCAAGAACTCGGGCGACGGACAGCCGGTCAGCTACAGCCTCACCGACTTCTACGGCCTCTCCGGCGGCACGCCGGCTCGCCGGCAGCCGGGCTGCCAGTTCACCGACCTGTCGCTCAAGTGGCAGGGCGACGGCATGTTCGAGTGGACCGCCAAGACGCTCGGCTTCCAGTCGGCGCAGGTCGCGAAGCCGACCGCGTCGTTCTCGACGGTCACCCCGCTGCCCGCCTACCTGGGCACGCTCACCATCGGCGGCTCATCAAAGCTGTTCATGGAGTCCGGGCAGATGAACTTGAAGCGCGCCGGCACCCCGATTCACACCGTCGACGGCACGCAGGCGCCCTACCAGATCTGGGTCGGCCCGCTCGGCGTGTCCGGCAAGCTGACGTTCGTCCACGAGGACGACACCGAACTGCAGCGCATGCTGCAGTCGACGCAGGCGGCGATCGTGTTGTCGTGGACGTCGGGCACGAACGTCGTGCAGGTGACGATGACGAAGCCGCAGTACAAGACGGCCGACGTCAAGCGCGGCAAGGACTACATCACCACCGAGATCGAGTACGTGGCGGTCGCGAACACCACCGACGTCGGCGCCTCGGGTGGCTACGGCCAGGTGAAGTTCTCGATCACGAACTCGAAGCCGTCGGGTACGTACGCATGAGCGAGCGCCACAACCTGCCGTCGGGTGGCTGGGTCGAGTTCAAGGACCGCAGCGAGATCCGTGAACGCGACCGGCGCCCGGTGCGCCTGCAGATCCTCAAGCTCACCCCGGACACCCGGGCGCGGCTCGACAGCCAGCAGGACGTCACCGACATGTCGGACGACGACATGGCGATCATGCTCGGACTCAACGACCTGTGCATCGTCGGCATCGTCGCCGCGGCCTCGTTCCTCGCCGACGGCGAGACGCTGACCGTCGATCGGCTGCTCGACCTGCCGGGCCCCGACTACGACGCCCTGCAGGCGCTGTCGGCACCATACGTCGGTGCGCTGATGGGCGTCGCGTTCGACGAACCGACTCCGGGGGACCGCAATTCCCCTACGTGACCTCGCGGCGTGTCGAGCAAGCGCTGCGAGGGCACAGCATCACCGCCAGGAACCCGCTGCCGGACGAATGGCGGATCTATCTGCTCGTCAAGATCACCGGCTGGACGCTCGCCGAGATCGACGCCGCACCCGCCGACCTGTGCGACTGGCTGATCCGTCTGTATTCGATCGAAGAGGCGGCAGCGGTCGAACGCGAGAACGCCCGCTTGAACTCGATGTGGGGCGGTGGTCGCCGTGGCTGATGAGGTGAAGTTCGACTTCAAGGACGCGGCATTCTTCGCAGCGTTCGACCACCTGGTGAAGGACATGGAGGCGGCGACGATCACCGCGCTTGAGGAAGCGGCGAAGCTGCTCATCGCCGAGACCGGCCAGTCGTTCACCGGTCCGCCGGGCCCGACGAACCGCAGCGGCAAGCTCGTCGGCAGCGTGCAGGCGACGCCGGTGGTGAAAGGCTTCCCCGAGTACAGCATCCAAGTCGGCCCGCAGGGCGTCGAGTATGCGCGACGGGTCGAGCTCGGCAAGCGTGGCGCCCATTCGGCTGCCCCGCACCCGTACCTGTCGCCCGCGTTGAAGCGGGTCGGCAACCGCTTCATCGACGCGTTCATCAAGGCGTGGCGGGGAGGCGAACAGTAGGAGGCGCCCCGTGAGCGGACAGATGTTGCCGCCGGTCGTCGCGGAACTGAAGGCCTCCATCGAGGGCTTCAAGTCGAAGATGTCCGAAGCCCGCAAGGAGATGCAGGACACCGAGAGCGCCGGCAAGTCGCACTTCGGTGGCCTTGGTCTGGCGGCAGCGGGCGGTCTGGCGGCCGTCGGCGGCGCCGCGGTGGCGTTCGCCGGTGACAGCATCAAGACCTATTCGGATCTTGCCGGTCAGGTGTCGAAGCTGGAACGGCTCACCGGTGAGGGCGCGCAGTCGATGAGCCGGCTCGCGTTCGAGGCACAGGAGTCCGGGGTCTCGGCCGACGGGTTGAACAAGGCGATCTTGCGCCTGTCGAAGGGTGCGGCGGCGAACTCGAAAGCGTTTGAAGAGCACGGCATCGCGACCCGCGACGCCCAGGGCCACATGCTGTCGATGTCGCAGATCCTCGGCAACGCCGCGGACGTCTTCGCCAAGATGCCCGACGGTGTCGAGAAGAACGCGCTCGCCATGCAGCTGTTCGGCCGCACCGGCGCCGACCTGATCCCGATGCTCAACAAGGGCAGCGCCGGGCTGAAGGAGCTCGGCGACGAGGCCGACAAGTTCGGCGTCACCATCGGTCAGGATGGCGTCGATTCGATGCGCAAGAACACCGTCGCGCAGCGTCAGATGCACGCGGCGATGGAGGGCATCAAGGTGCAGATCGGGCAGTATCTGCTGCCGGTCGTCGCCAAGCTGACCGGCTGGCTCGCCGAGCACATGCCGGCCGCGGTCGCGGTCGTGAAGCGCGTGATGCAGGGGCTGCAGCCCGTGTTCCATGCCATCGGTGAAGTGGTGTCGTGGCTGGCGGGATGGATCCGCAACCACTGGGACACGATCAAGGCCGACGTGCAGAAGGCGATCAACTTCGTCCGCCAGGTCATCGAGACCACGGTGCAGGTGATCAAGGCCATCTGGTCGCACTTCGGCGACAACATCATGTCGGTCATCGAGCACGCCTGGTCGTTCATCAAGGGCATCGTGCAGGCCGCCATGGAGTTCATCCACGGCATCATCGAAGTGATCACCGGCATCATCCACGGCGACTGGGGCAAGGTGTGGAACGGGATCAAGGACATCTTCGGTGGCGTATGGGACGCCATCAAGAGCATCCTGTCCGAGGCGCTGAACCTGATCACCAACCTGCTGTCGGCGGCGTGGAAGGTCATCAAGGCCGCCGTGTCCGCCGCCTGGCACGGGCTGGTCACCGTCATCTCGAACAACATCACCACCGCGGTTGACTTCGTGAAGGGCCTCCCCAAGAAGATGCTCGACGGCCTGTCGAACCTCGCGGTGAAGCTCTACAACCTGGCGCAGTCCGCGATGCAGTACCTGTGGAACGGCCTCCAGGACGCCTGGAACGCCGGCTGGTCGTTCATCACCGGCATCCCCGGCAAAATCGGCAACGCCCTCTCCGGGTTCGCGACGAAGCTGTGGAACCTGGGCTCCGACGCGATCAAGTCGCTGTGGGACGGTATGAAGTCGGCATGGAACTGGCTCGCCGACAAGGCGACGTTCAAACTGCCGAAGATCCACATCCTCGGCGTCGGCGACATCGGTGGTGGCACCATCTCCATCCTGCCGCACCTCGCCAAGGGTGGCGTGCTCACCGGTCCGACGATGTTCGTCGGCGGCGAATACCCGGGTGCGGCGTCGAACCCGGAGATCGTCACCCCGGAGGAGTTGATGCGCCAAGTGGTGCGCGACGAACTGTCGAACGCCGCCCCGCAGGGGCCCGGTCTGCAGCAGGTCAACAACTTCTACGGCATCACCGACCACCACGAGCTCGCCCGCAAGCAGAGCGCCGAGACCGCGTGGGCGATGAAGACCTGGAGGGGGTGAGCCCGTCGTGGCCGTCGACTACTCGATCACCTACGGTGGGCTCACCATCGGCGCCGGCACCGTCTGGCAGATCATGAAGGCCACCGGCCTCGAAGAGCTCCCGGACGTCCGCACCGGCGACACGGCACGCGGCTACGCGCACGGCGAAGTCCCCGGCCTCGACCTGCTCGCCGGGCGCACCGTCACCGTTGATATCACCGTGTTCGACTCGGGTGCCGGCGACTTCGCCGCCAACGTCGAACGCTTGAAGGCGATGACGGTCCCGGCGACCACCGAGTCGTCGTTCCTCTACCAGCTGCCCGGGCGCGCTCAGCGCGCGCTCAACTGCCGCCCGCGCCGCCGGTCGCTGCCCGTCGACCTCGAATACTCGTTCCGCAAGGGCAACGCGATGATCGAGTTCCACGCCACCGACCCGCGCATCTACGACGCCTCGTTCACCTCGATCAGCGCCGGTCTGCCGTCGGCGACGACCGGGCTCACGTTCGCCGCCACCGCGCCGTTCGTGTTCGGCTCGGCGCTCTCCGGTGGCAGCATCGGCGTCGCCAACAACGGCAACTTCCCGGCACCGTGGGTCGCCACGATCTACGGCCCGGTCGTCACCCCGGTTCTCACCCTGCTCGGCTCCGGGCAGCAGCTGACGTTCAACGGCACCGTCAGCGCCGGCGACACCCTCGTCGTCGACAGCTTGGGTCGCAGCGTGCTCTACAACGGCACCGCCTCCCGGTACAGCTGGATCGGCGCTGGCTCGGTGTGGTTCGACCTGCCGGTCGGCAACAGCACCGTCACCTTCGGTGCCGCCTCCGGGTCCGGCACGTGCACGTTCGCCTACCGGTCCTGCTGGATCTGAGGAGCCGACGATGGCTGTCTGGCGCTACCTCGCCTACGACCTGGTGACGAACACGCTGCTCGAAGAACTGCCGCTGCGCGACGTGAAGTTCACCGGCCAGCTGAACCGTGCTGGCTCGTTCTCCGCCGAACTGCAGCTGAACGTGCAGGTACAGACCAGCCCGGGCGTGTACGCGTCGAAAGCCGCGGCGCTGCTCGCCGCCACCCAGTGCGGTCGCACCGTCGTCTACGTCGAACGTGACGGGGTGCTGCTCGACGGGTTCATCCTGTGGACCCGTAGCTACGACTACTCGTCGTCGGGCACGAAGTGCACGATCGGCGGCAACAGCCTGTGGTCCTACTTCGGGCGCCGCCTCAACAACGTCGACCAGGTGTTCTCGGGCGCCGACATCGTCACCATCGCTCGCACGCTGATCAACGTCGCGCAGGCGCAGACCGGCGGCAGCATCGGGGTCACCGTCGGCTCGGAGACGTCCGGGGTGACCATGTCGGTCACCTACAACGGCTACGAGCACAAGAACATCGGCACCGCCGTCGAAGAGCTGTCCGGGCAGGAGAACGGCTTCGACTTCGGGATCAGTGTCGCCTACTCGTCGGGCGTGCCGGCCAAGACGCTGGTGTGCTCGTACCCGCGTGCCGGCCGCAACATCGGCGACTCGGGGCACGTGTTCGAGATGGGTCGCAACCTGCTGGAGTACGCGTACCCGGAGGATGCGACGAAACAGGTGAACCGCTTGTACGTGGTCGGCGCCGGGGACGGTGCCGACATGCGCACCGTGACGTCGGTGCGCACCGACGTGCTCGCTCTCGGGTGGCCGCTGCTCGAGGATCAGCTTTCGGCGAAGGACACGTCGAACACGACGCTGCTCGACCAGCGTGGTCGTGCGAAGGTGAACGCGCTCGGTCTGCCGGCGGCGTTGCCGCAGGTGACGGTGACCGCCGGTGGTGATCCGGCGATCGGCCAGTGGGTGCTCGGCGACTATGCCCGGTTCATCTTCGGGTCGTCGACGTCGTCGTTCGATCCACGGTTCCCGTCGCGCACCGAAGTCGTCGCCCGCATCGTCGCCTACGAATGCACCCCCGGCACGGAGGGGCAGGAGTTGGTGAAGCTCACGTTGAACTGACGGAGGCCGCTCGTGGCGCTGCCCGTGTTCCCGGACAACTTGGCGACGATCCTCGCCGAGTTCGACAACAGGTTGAAGGTGCTGGAGAACACGCCGCGCGTCGGACTGAACCGGGTGCGACACGCTCGACTCACGGCCGGAGCGTTGGCAACGACCTTCAACACGTACGAGTTCGGCCCGGTCGGCACGACATGGGCCGACGATCAGAGCAACACCGGCACCGGCTACCCGCAACTCACGCTCACGACCGGCCAACGCGCCCTCTTCATGCTCACCGCTACCCCGTGGAACATCGGCAATGACGCCGGCACGACCTGGAAAGCGCAGCAAGCATACGTGGGGGTGGCTGATACCACCGGCGACCCGGGCTCGTGGACGAACCCGCGCATGTACGCCTTCCACGAGCAGGACAACGCCAAGATCGCGCCGACGACGATCTGTCTCGCAGTGGTGCGCACGGACCTCACGCCGGGCCCGCACACGTTCCGCGTTGGCGCCTTCTGGACCGTCACGGCGCCGTCCGCACCGACTTCGCCGCAGCTCCTCGACATCTCGTTGATCGTGCTTCCGCTCGACCTCCCCTGAAGGAGACCCCGTGACCGTTCAAGCGTTGCCGTGGGCCATCCAGGGCCAGTCGCACTCCGGTGAGGTGGCACGCAACCTGATCGCCGCCATGTTCGGCGCCCCGGTCGCCGCCTTTTCGGCAGCGAACCAGCCGACCGGCGTGTTCGGCTCGCACGGTGTCGTCGGTTCCGGTGACCTCGTCGTGGCGCAGAACGGCACGCCGAACATGTCGGTCAACGTCGCCGCCGGGCGCGCCATCATCCGATCCGGCGGGTCGTCGACGATCCTGCAGGGCTGTTACAGCTTCCTCAACGACGCCACCGTGAACCTGGCGATCGCCGCTGCCGACCCGACAAATCCGCGCAACGACCTCGTCGTCGCCCAGGTGCGTGACTCGAACTACAGCGAAGCCGCCGCCGACGCCCGTCTCACCGTCATCACCGGCACCCCCGCGGCGTCGCCGGCCGACCCGTCGCTGACCAGCTACCCGAACTGTGTCGTGCTCGCTCGCGTGCGCGTCAACGCCGCCACGTCGAGCATCGTCAACGCCAACATCACCGACCTGCGCGTGCGCGCCTACGCGCTCGGCGGCACCGGAGTGACGATCTCCAGCCTGCGCCCGTCGTCGCCGTACACGACGCAGCTGATCGGCGAAACCGACACCATTCGCGGCATGGCGTGGGACGGCGCCGCATGGCAGGTCGCGTTCGACCTGCGCAACCTGCAGACTTGGTCGGCGGGCACGTGGATCGTCGGGTCCGTGACGAACCCGACGCTCGGCACCGGCGGCTCGTTCCAGACGCAGGGCGAGTACATCCAGATCGGCAAGCTCGTATGGGCCCGTGCGTCGATCACGTTCGGCAACACCGGCAACGCCGCCGGTTCTGGCAACTACACGTTCGCGCTGCCGACGACCCCGAAACTCACCGGCATCTCGACCGCGCTCGGGCTCGGCAACCTGCGCATCTCCGCCCTCGCGTCGAGCAACGCCGGCTACTTCGACGGCGCCGTCCTCTCATCGACCGGCGTCACGTTCCGCTACCCGTCGGCATGGCCGATCGGTGCCGACACCCTCGTCGGCGCCGCGGCACCCGGCGCACCGATCGCCGGCACCCGCTACGAGTGGTCGGTCCTCTACGAGACGAGCTGAGGCACATGGAGACGATCTACACGGCCCGCAAGAGCGAGCTCGGCGCGGACTACTTGAACCCGACGATCAACCCGAAGGCGCTGCGCGCGCACGGCTTCACCGTCGCGTTCCGCTACCTGAAGAACACCAGCCGTGACGAGGTGGCAGCGATCCACGCCGCCGGGCTCGGGCTGGTGATGATCTTCGAGTCGTCCGCGACCCGCCCGCTCGACGGCGCGCAGGCCGGTGCCGCCGACGGGATGATCGCGAAGGCACAGGCTGAAGTGCTCGGCTACCCGCACGGTTTCCCGATCGTCGTCGCCATCGACCTCGACGTCGTCAAGTCGAACCTGACCGCCTGTGTCGCCTACTGGCGAGCGTTCAAGCGAGCGCTCGCCGGAGCGTACGGCTGCGGCTGCTACGGCGACTATGACATGCTCGACGTCGTCGGTGCCGAGTCGACGCTGAACGTGCAACCGAACGCCGCCGGCTGGTCGTGGCTGCGGATCTTCACCCACTGGTTTAAGCGCACCCACCCGACCGCGCACCTGCGGCAGCAGGCGCAGACCACGATCGCCGGCGTCGGCACCATCGACCCGGACCTGACGCTGCTGCCGTTCGGCGCATGGGCCGGCAGCGCACCCGACCCCGTTCCCCCTCAGATCATCACCCCGGAGGCAATCATGGCTGGCGAGAACCGTTGGGTTCGCATCATCGAGTCCGACACCGACTGGACGCCTCACGACCTCGCCCAGTTCGTGCAGTCCGGGATGAACTTCACCTGGATCCCGACGAGCGCGATCCGCAACCGTCTGGTCTCGGACGGCTATCTGGCGACGAACAGCGGCACCCCGTTCCTGATCAAGCGCGCCGACCTCGCGCTGTTCAACCTCGTCGGTCCGCAGCCGGTGTACGGGGCGGACACGGTGTGGCACACCAGTGGCGGCGCGTTCGCGTCGTGGATCCATGCCTGACGATGATCACGCCCACGATCCTCCCGATCGTGCCATGGGCGCTCACGTTCCTGTCGAACACCGCCGAGGCCAACCTGGACGACGTCATCCGCATCGTCACCATCGCCGGCGCCGTGCTCGGACTCACCGCATGGTTCCGACGTCGGTTCGCTCGCGAGATCCGCGGCATCGTCCACGACTCGGTGCAGGTCGCGATGAACGCAGCGAAGGCCCAGCACGACGAACAGAACGTGCGCTTCGACCGCATCGACGACCGTATGGACGGGCTCACCCAGCGCGTCGACCGCATGGGCGAACGCCTCGACGACCTCACCAACCCCCGGAGGAACCCGTGAACAAGTACCTCATCCAGCTGGAGAAGCTGATCGTCGCCCGACGCAAGTCGATCGCCGCGTTCGTGACGCCGCTCATCCTCGCCCAGATCGCTCGTCTGTTCCCGTCGCTTCCGCTGCCCGACTCGAGCATGGTCGAGCAGCTGATCGGCGCCGCGTTCGTCGCGCTCGCGGTCCACACCATCCCGAACACCCCCAACCCCCCGGCCTGAACCCCGGATCACGAAGGAGCAATACCCCACATGGCCCGTTTCTCGGCATCCGGCACCACCGCGGCGGCACTCGCCAACGGCGGCGCCATCGCCGCCATCGTTCCTGCCGCCAGCACGAACTTCGTGCTGCGCCGCGTCGTCCTCGGTGTTACCACCGCCGGCAACACGCCGACCGACTTCCAGGTCGGCGTCGGCATCAACCGCGCCACCGCGCGTGGCACCTCGAGCGGTACGGCGACCGTGCAGAAGTTCGACCCGAACTCGTCCGCCAGCGTCATCACCGCCGTCGACAACGCGTGGTCGGTGCAGCCGACCCTCGCCGCCACCGACGTCACCCAGTTCGGCTTCAACAGCCGCGGCGGCGTCGACTCGCCTTTCGGCACCGTCCCCGGCGCCGACGCGTTGCTCTCCACCATCGGCACGGCCAACCCGATCGTACTCGTCCAGCGTTCGGGTGCCGCCCTGCCGGCGAACCACTCGATCACCTGGACAGTCGAGTGGGACGAGTGACCCCGTCATGCTGAAGAAGGTGTCGCTCGTCGCGGCCGTCGTCCTTTCTGGCGTCGTCGGGGTCAACCTGGCGACACAGTCGTCGACGGCCGCGCCGCCGACCGTGCAGGTCGCGTACTACAAGGTCAAGACGGGCGACACCTTCTCCGGCATCGCCGCGCAACTCGCACCAGACGCCAACGCCAGCGCGCGTGCCGTCCTCGCCACCGCGCTTGCCAAGGCGAACGGGTTCGCGTCCTCGTCGTCGACGCTCACCGCCGGCCGCATCCTCGTCTACGACCAGGCCGACGTCGCTGCCGCCGCGGCATCGGCGACGACCAGCACGAGCAGCAGCACGACGACGAGCTCCACGAGCACGACGTCGACGACGATGGTGATGACCACCACCGTGCCGGGCTCCACCGTGCCAGCCACCGGACCTCTCGCGTCGATCCCGTCGAACTTCAACACCGCCCCGTTCCTCATCAACGGCGACCCGGTGCCGGCGTCGTCCGCGGCGGAACCCTCGGGGAACTTCCGCACGATCTGCAACTACTCGCACCTCGCGTACGACGACCCGATCGTGTTCCCCGGCCAGCCCGGCCGCTCCCACTTGCACATGTTCTTCGGCAACTCGCTGGCGGACGCGAACAGCACCTATGCGTCGCTGCGCACCACCGGCGACGGCACCTGCCAGGGGGGCCCGTTGAACCGCACCGCCTACTGGGCGCCCGCGGTCATCAACGCCACCGACCAGGTCGTGCTCCCGGACTTCGTCGCCGTCTACTACAAGGGCTTCGGGACAGCGCAGACCATCACCAGCATCGTCGCACCACCGGCCGGGCTGAAGATGATCGCCGGCTTCAACATGGCCGACCCGACCCAGCCGACACACTTCGACTGGTACTGCGAGGTCACACAGAACAAGCAGCAGTCGATCCCCGCCTGCCCGGCGGGTGAGCATGTCGGTGTGTTCATCCGGTTCCCGAACTGCTGGGACGGCCTCCACCTCGACTCCGCCGACCACCGATCGCACATGGCGTACACGGTCGGGAACGACTTCACCGGCGTCTGCCCGGCCGATCACCCGGTGCAGATCCCGCAGATCTCTCTCGGCTTCTGGTTCGTCAACGACGGCAACTCGATCAACTGGCACCTCTCGTCCGACCAGATGCCCGGGATGCCGGTGTTCGCCAACGGCCAGTCGTTCCACTCCGACTGGTTCGGCGCCTGGGATCCCACGGTCCTGTCGACGTTCGTCGCGTCGTGCATCGACGCCATGCGGGACTGCCAGAACGGCGCCATCGGCACCGGCAGCCGGCTCACCGGTGCCACCGCCTACCCGCAGGCCACAGTGACCCCGCAGGTCGTGCCGATCCCGCCGCACCCGTGACGTAGAAGGAGGTCGACGTGGCCTGGTCAACGGTCCTCGACGACCTCCTGACGTCGAACGCCTCGAACTTCGACCTCGCCGCGCTCATGTCGTGGCAGGCCGGCGGCTACGTCGACTACAACAACACCGGCATCGGCGGCCGCATGACATGTCTCACGTCGGCCGGCAGTGCCGACCAGCGGGTCACCGTCACCGCGCTCAACGAGATCGCCAACACATCGCAAACGAACCTGCTCGACATCGAGCTCCGCCGCGACACGAACACCGGGGCGATCAACAACGGGTACCAGATCCGGTGCAACATCACGAACGGCACCGCCGACACGCTGCTCTACTACAGCTACTCGGGTGGCGCCTCGACGCTGATCACGTTCACGTCGATCAGCGTCGCCGGACTCGGTGCCAACGGCGCGACGTGGACGCTCACCACCGAGATCCTGGGCACCACGCTGAAGGTGTCGATCAACGGGACGCTCGTCGACACGCAGACGGTGACGAACTGGGCGACCGGCAACTACACCAGCGCGCTCATCCAGACCGGCACCACCGCCCAGTCGCTCGCGGTCACCGAATACCTGCTCGAGGCGAACACGACAGCGTCGGTGGTATACGCCCCGGCGACGAAGCCGAACCGTGGCATCGTCACGCGCCCGCGCAACCTGCGTCGCACCCCGGTCGCGTTGCCGCCCGGACGCCAGAACATCATGTGGGCGTTCCCGGTGCGCACCCAGCGGCCACCGCTGCCCGCACCGCCGAAGCGTCTGCCGGCCCGTCGCATCGCGGTCGCACTACCGCCCGGACGCCAGAACATCATGTGGGCGTTCCCGGTGCGCACCCAGCGGCCACCGTTGCCCGCACCGCCGAAGCGTGTTCCGCCGCGTCGCATCGCCGTCGCCCTACCGCCCGG